AACCTTGTTGTAGACCCTTTTCACCAAATAACTCATACATTTTAGAAAGAGAGGGATTCGTTTGTGCAAACTGTTGTAATTTTTGTTGTCTAGCTGCTGCTTCTTCTTGCAACTTACGACTTTGTTGCATACCTAAAGCCATCTGCATCCTTTGTGGATCGCCAGATAGTTGTGCAGTTGCCATGTTTAAAGCATCTGATAATTGTCTAAGTGAATTGTTTGCCATAATTTTATTTTAATATTGTCGGTACACTCCTCCGCCTCCACCTCCGCCTCCTGGAACGGGTATAGGTGCTGGGGCTGGAGTTGGTGTAGGAGTACTACTAAACAAACCTTTCATAAACGGTTGGTTCAATATATCTAAAGCACTAGATACACCTTCTAATGTACTAGGTTGATAACCTGTTGTTTTGCTAGTAGCAAAAGGTTGACCCGCTGCTCCTGATAATAAGCCAAGTTGTTGAGGCCCGTAAGCCAACGCTCTTTGAAACTCTTGATATGGAACATCCAATGCTCTTTGTTGTAGCATTTGTTGTTGTGCTCCTATACCGCCTAATAAACCAAGTCTTCCAGTTTGCAGATTAGATATATTTCCAAGCAAATTCGCTTGGAAACCTCTAGTTGCCATTTGTCTTTCTAAGTCAGATTGAGCAGCACCTAAAGCTTGACCATAACCCGCTTGTCTTAAGCCAGCTGCGGTTCTTGCAGCTTCTTGAATATATGGTCTAGTGGCTTCAGCTTCCATGATTGCTGAACGTGATCCGCCAAATGCACCCGCACGAATCGCACCTTCTTGTGCTCTACGTTGTGCTATGTCTTGTTGTCTTCTTATATCACCTAATGTGGTGTCTATAACTTGTTGTGTGTAAGGTGACTGATATGCACCTATGTCTGTTTGTAAAAGGCTAGGAGTAGGGGCTTGTGCCAATCCAGCCAGTCCAGCCATAGGATCATATCCCATACCCGACTCAAACAAACCACGAGTAGCTTCAAATGCTCTAAGCTGGTCAGGTGAAAAGCCAGCTACTCTTGCACCTGTGTAGGGTACAAAAGGTTGTGCTGCTAAAGCTCTACCTTGTCCATAGACTTCTCTCAGCATAGCTTGTTGTGCTGGGTCTAATTGTTGCGTCTGTTGAGTTTGACCTGTTTCTGGATCAAAAGCAGATTTAGCTGCTGCTGCTGATCCTACTACTGCTGCTATAGTTGCTGGGTCTGCCATATTAATTTCCTATTTTTTTACTAATTATATTGGTTTCTTTAAAACCTTTATTTTTTAAAACTCTTTTCCATCCCTTCCTTCCGCCTAATCTTATCTCAGAACATCCTAGAAGTTTTGCAAAATTTTCAAGTTCTTTTAACATTTCTAAAAGTTCTTCCATTTTACCACCACTAAAAATAATACTTAAAATACTTTTTTTTGGGTATTGAGCAACAAAAGTTACAACTGCTGACTCTTTACCTGGCCATAATTGAAATGTGCCATTAGCTATGTTTTCTTCTACATCATCTATATTATAGCCAACATTATCAATATTGACTGCATCTTCTATATATTGTTTACATCTTAACCATTCTGTATGCCAATTGTATAAATCATATTCTGGCTCTTGTTTGGTTAAAATATTAGTCACCTTTTGCATACTCTACGATACTTAATACTAAGTCTATGTTTGCGTGATTAACCTGTGCTTTAACAATCTCTCCTTGTTGCAGAATCAAACCAGAATTAACTACTAATTCTTCTGTGCCATAGGCTGATATGTTGTGATTCTTAAAAAGGAAGAACTCATTAGAACTGGTATCTGTAATGGTTATATCTAAATTAGTTTGTTGATTGCCATGATCGCAAGCAAATATGCCTTCTATTATGGCAAACGTAAAATCATCACCAGTAGGTGCTGTGTATATAGTTTGCTGAGTAGTAGCTGCAAAAGAATATTTTACATTAGTCGCTCTTTCTAAATATTGCCTTTTAGAAGCTAGGTTCATCGTTTGCCTCTGTTCCTGACATCTAACCTAATGTTACCAACTTGGAAGTCTTGTGTTGTGCTTCCTGTAACTGTCATCTGTACCTGTCGTGCTGAGAACCTTGCATCGGTATAACCATCACTATTAAAGGTAAAACTACCAAAGTCTGTTTCGCTGCCTAGCGGAGTAAACTTACCTTTAAAACTAAGGGTTACACCAGGTAAAGTATTTGCTTCTTCATCTGGTAATATTTGATTACATTGAACGTACCTGTCACCATTGCCAATCTCTATAGGGCCACTCGTTGCAAAAGGTACAGATGTACCTAAGTTTGGAGAGTTGTTTAATAACTGTGATTCGTGTTCGTATATAAACCCACTAGAGTCACCCGCTATAGGGAAATCAAAGACACCTTGGTCAATCCAACAACCACGATCTAATTCACCTATAGACCATGTGTTCTCTCTGTAGTTCCATATAACGTATTTGTTCGGTGTGTATTGTCCTTCACCGCTTGGGAATCCCCACCATATCTCGTTAAAGTTAGAGTTGTGTCCACCCCAACTAGCAGCTCTACCTTGTTGGTTTAGATTGTCATACACATAGTCGTGTACTTCACATGGTATTTCTCTAACTTGTCCATCGTATACAAAGAATGAGTTCTCACCCATCCATGCCATAAATGATCCTGTAGATACAATGACTCTTCTACCTACCGCTTTACAATTAGAACCAGCATCAGCTATACCATAGATAAAAGGGTTGCCTGTATAATACATTCTAGCTATGCCTGTATCACTAAATATAATGACATCTGCACCAAACTTAACTGCGTACAATGCTCTACCGCCTGTAGGAATTTGTAGATCACCCGCTGAGTTAGTAGCTTTAGATGTCCAGTTGTTTCTGTCTTCTCTATCAGACCAAGCAATCTTTCTAGGATCGCTTGCAGAACCAATAGCTACCAGATGTCTTTCGTTGGTTACGATGATAGCCTGATTGCCTACAGGTGCATTAGTAACAACTGTAGCTATCGTATCGGCTGTACCGCCTGAGTTAGGTCGCCATTTGTATATCTTGCCATCGCCTGAAAAAGAAAAGACTAAATCTTCACCCCAGTTATCAAAAGCGAAATGACCTGTATCTAAAGGTAAGCCTGATTGACTTCTAGCATCACCATAATCTTCTTGACCGTATTGATAAGCACCAAAGCCTAAAGGGTCTTGACTAGCATCGTTTACGAAACCAGATGGTGTGATGTCTGTCCAGGTATTGTCGTAGAGTACATAGACTTTTTGTCTTGTACCTACAGCCAGTATAGGCTTACCTGTGTTATCGGAATGTGCATACATTCCAATAGGTTCGCCTGTAAGAGCTGTTGTTTTTAATTTGTTCCAACCACCTATAGGTTTTAGGTAGCCATTTTCAAAGCGTACTAAATTCCCGTCTACCCAACGGCCTTTGTTTCCGTAATCAGTCCCGTTCTTGACGATTCCAGCTGGAGGGGTGATAGGAAGTAATGCCATTCACTTATGATCCTATAGTCTTGGTAACGCTTGTTGGTGTAATTTTTTCAGCTATCTGTGCATCTAAGCCTAATTTCATTTCAGTAACAGTATCAGCAGTTAAAGCAGCTTCTACCCAACCTTGTACTGTAGCAGAATCAAGACTTCCAAAGGCTGTGAAGCTAGAAATACTATCTGTATCTAGTCCTTGAGTTCCGTAGACTGTTGAAGTCTGTGGATTACCATCTGTATCGTTATTAGCATCATCTGTTGCTGTTAGTCTCCAATGTACGTTGTGTACTACATCACTATTGCTGTCTTTTGTTGGGTAAGTGTCAACAGTACTTACATCCCATACATATGAAATTGCCATTGTTATTCTCCTTTAAGGGTTTGTATTTCAGTTTTTAACTGTTCTATTTGTTCTTGTTGTTCTTGGATTGCTTTGACAAGATATGGTGTAATTTTTCCATAATCTATTTGCCAAGGGTCTAAATTTTCATCGTCACCCCCTTCTTGAATGACTTCTGGAATAACATTAATTAATTCTTGTGCAATAAATCCTACACTACTAGCTCCATCACTTTTCCAGTTAAATTCTCTAACTTTTGCATTTAAAACTACATCAAGTTGATTTGAAGCATCAGTAATGTTTTCTTTTAATCTAGCATCAGAAGTAGTGTTGTACTGAACGCTTGATGCACTTGCAGCTTTGATACTTCCTATAACCGCACTTTGGTTGGCAAAATTAATAAATTTTGAACCTGC